ATTATATAATACTATATTCCTTCTAAGAAAGAAAGCAGAGCAGCAAAGGAAGAACATCCGTCATGAACGGTATGAGTATTTTAGTGGGAAAGCAGACCCAGAAGTATATACTGAGAATCCTTTTCCAAAGAAGATAAGGGATAAGGATACAATGAATAAGTATCTTGATGCTGATGAAAAACTTTCTAGTTCTTCTTTAAAAATAGATTATTATGATACAATGTTGGTATACTTAGAAAGTATTTTAAAAGTTATTCAGAATAGAACTTATCAGATAAAGAATGCAATTGAGTTTATGCGTTTTAATTCTGGATTAGGATAATAAATATTAATACATGAATGGGTAAAGTGAATGCAGTCCCGTATATATTCTCCTAACCCTTTGGGGTGGATTGAAACTCAATTAGATAAATCTCATATCGACTTTCTGTGGAAGAGAATCGAAGAAAGTGATGAGAAGAGTATGAAAGATAATTTAATAGGTAATATTAGTAAAAGTTTTATAATTGAAGATAGAGCAAATTTCTTTTTTAAAAAGGTACTACTTCCCCACGTTCAAAAATATCGTCATGCTTATCAGGGTGATCCTATTAGGAATAATGTTTTTGGTAATGTAGATATGGTGCTTAATGGATTTTGGGCCAATTATCAGTATCAACATGAGTTTAATCCTTTTCACCATCATGGAGGAGTTTATTCTTTTGCTATTTGGTTAAAAATTCCTACTGATTGGAAAGAACAACATAATTTACCATTCTTAGAGGGTATGAAGGAGGGTGATAGAAAGGCATCTGATTTTGAATTTGAGTACTGTGATTTATTAGGTGATATTAGAACTCATAGTTTTCAGTTAGATAAATCAATGGAAGGAAGGATGGTATTCTTTCCAGCAGGATTAAGACATACAGTTTATCCTTTTTATAATTGTGAGGAACCACGTATCTCTGTGGCAGGAAATGTATGGTTTAAGACAAAATGACAGATTTAACCATACAGAAAGTAAATGAAGTTTATCTTAAGATAGATACTCAACCTCATATAGAGTATGAATTAAGAGATAGATTTACTTTTGAAGTTCCCAATAAGAAATTTATGCCTCAATATAGAGGTAAGTTTTGGGATGGTTATGTTCATTTGTTTAATATGAAAACCAAAAGGATCTATGTAGGACTTTTGGATAAGATTGTAGCATTTTGTGAGAATGCTGGTTATTCATATCAGTTTGAAAATAATAAATTTTATGGTCTTCCTTTTGAAGTCAATGAAATGATTTCCAAGGCAGGTGTAAAAGATTATATGGAGAGTATTACATCTTTTAAACCAAGAGATTATCAAATTGATGCTGTCTATGATGCACTTAGATATAATAGAAAATTATTAATTTCTCCTACTGCATCTGGTAAGTCTTTAATGATTTATGCTATTACCAGATATTTTGTAGGGAGAAAGAATAAAGTTCTTTTAGTAGTTCCTACCACATCTTTGGTGGAACAAATGTTCAAAGATTTTGAAGATTATGGGTGGGATGCCAAAAATCATTGTCATAGAATTTATGCTGGCAGAGAAAGAACTAATGTTAATGAAGTGACTATTACTACTTGGCAATCTGTTTATAATTTAGATAGAGGATTTTTCGAAGATTATGATGTAGTGATAGGAGATGAAGCTCATCTTTTTAAAAGTAAATCTCTTATTCAGATTATGGATAAATTACACCATGCCAAACATAGATTTGGGTTTACTGGAACTTTGGATGGCACACAGACCCATAAATGGGTGTTAGAAGGACTTTTTGGACCCTCCTATAAAGTTACTCAAACTACAAAATTAATAGAACAAGGACATCTTTCCCAATTAGATATTCAATGCGTAGTACTTAAATATAAACCTCAAAAATTTGATACCTATGAAGATGAAATTCAATTTTTAATTTCTAATGAAAAAAGAAATAAATTTCTATCTAACTTAGCATTAGATTTAAAAGGGAATACTCTTATGCTTTATAGCAGAGTAGAAACTCATGGGAAGGTGCTTTATGAAATGATAAATAAAAATGTAATCCATGGAAGAAAAGTCTTTTTCATTCATGGTGGTGTTGATGCCCAGGACAGGGAGTCAGTTAGAAAGATAACTGAAGAAGAAAATAATGCTATAATAGTGGCTTCTTATGGCACATTTAGTACAGGCATCAATATTAAGAATTTGCATAATGTTATTTTTGCTTCCCCATCCAAGTCTCGGATAAGGAACCTACAAAGCATTGGAAGGGTTCTTAGGAAAGGTAAGAATAAAACTAAAGCAAAACTTTATGATATCTCTGATGATCTTACAAAAGGATCAAGAAAAAATTATACTTTAAATCACTTTATTGAAAGAGTAAAAATTTACGTACAAGAGCAATTTAATTATGAAATTATATCAATCAACATAAAAGAATAGAAAAGGAGGACTTATATTATGATAGAAGATGATTTTTATTGTACTCTAAAATTAAAATATAGTGGAGAAGAAATCTTTGCTAAAGTAGCAGCGTCTGATGAAGGAGACAGAACAATGTTATTAGTTTCTAATCCTGTAGTTATAGAAGAAGTTAAAATGAGAAATCAATGTATGGGATATAAATTCGAACCCTGGATTAAAACTTCTTCAGAAGATATGTATATTATGAATCTAGAAGATATTTTAACTATGTCTGAATCAGAAGACATGGAGATGATTCATTATTATCAAGATTTTATTCAAAAGTCTAACAAAAAGAATCGTACTAAAATGTCTAAAAAAATGGGATATATTGGTAGCGTAAATGAAGCAAAGGGATTATTAGAAAAGATTTATAATAGTAAGTAATAAATCCCTTTATCCTAGACAAAGCTATTCTACATAGATTTTATATACTTGTCAACTATAGGTATTATCTGCTATAATCTATAACAGATGATTACATAATATGCCCTTTACTTCTGGCTATGGAACAATGAAGAAAACTCCAAAGAGATCGGAACATTATGTAAATAATAAAGAGTTCCTTAATGCTCTGGAGAATTATTTTGCTGAAGTAGAAAGGGCGGCATTAGAAGATAAACCCAAACCTCAAATTCCTAGGTACATAGGTGAATGTTTTTTAAAGATTGCTAATCATTTATCATATAAACCAAACTTTGTAAATTATATGTTTAAGGATGATATGATTTGCGATGGTATTGAAAATTGTGTTAGATATATTGCTAATTTTAATCCAGAGAAGTCTAAAAATCCTTTTGCTTACTTTACTCAAATCATTTATTATGCTTTCTTAAGAAGAATATCTCAAGAGAAAAAGCAATTAGAAATTAAAAATAAGATTTTAGAAAAGACTAATTTTGATGAGGTCTTTGATGCTAATGATCTTGACGCTGCTAATTATTCGGAGTACAATTCTATTAAGGATAGTGTTCACTCTAAGTTAAGGAATTAATGCGTGTAGCTATTATTACAGACACTCATTATGGAGCAAGAAAGGGTTCTCAACTCTTTCATGATTATTTCGAGAAATTTTATCAGGATGTCTTTTTTCCTGTGTTATGTGGGGAAGAGATTGATACAGTAATTCATATGGGGGATGCCTTTGATAGTAGACGTGGTGTTGAATTTAGGTCTCTAGATTGGGCAAAGAGAGTAGTATTTGATCCTCTTAAAGAAAAGGGAATCACTATGCATTTAATGGTAGGAAATCATGATGCTTATTATAAAAATACTAATGAAATAAATTCTATAGACTTGTTGTTGGGAGAATATGATAATGTTATTACATATTCTTCTCCTACAGAAGTTAAGATTGGTGGTTTAGATATTCTTTTTGTTCCTTGGATAACAGAAGAGAATAAGAAACATACTTTTGATTGTTTGAAGAAGACTAAGTGTGAAGTAGTAATGGGTCATCTTGAGTTAAATGGGTTTAAAGCAACTCAAGGACATATGATGGAAGGTGGAACATCTGTGGCTGAGTTTGAGAAGTTTAAAAGAGTTTACTCGGGACATTTTCATTGTAGATCTAATAGGGATGGAATATATTATTTGGGGAATCCTTATGAAATGTTTTGGAATGATGTAGGTGATCCTAGAGGTTTTCATTTATTTGATACAGAAACTATAGAACATACTCCTATAGATAATCCTTATAAGATGTTCTACAAAATCTATTATGATGATACACCTCATCAAACATTTGATACTAGACAATATGAGAATAAAATTGTTAAGGTAATTGTTCGTCAAAAAACTAGTCCTCTTAAATTTGAGAAGTTTATTGATAAATTATTATCTGCTGGAGTTGCGGATTTAAAAATTGTAGAAAATTTCCAACTTATAGAAGCTGGAGATTTTGAAGTAGAAGAATCAGAAAATACCCTTTCTATTTTGGACAGATATATTGAAGAATCTGAAACAGAATTGGATAAATCTACTATTCAAACTTTGATGAGAAAGATTTATCAAGAATCCTGTGAGTTAGTATAATGCATATCATCACAGTTAATGGTAAAGAAAAAGATGGAGCTTACTCTGTTAAAGATGATGATGGGGACCAGGTTCTTTATATCTTTCAACAGGAAGATGATGCTATTAGATATGCTATGCAACTTGAGGATAAAGGATATCCAGAGATGCATGTTATAGAAGTAGAAGATGATGTAATGATTAAAACTTGCGAAATACATGATCATAGGTATGCCATTATTTCTCCTCATGATATTGTGATACCTCCTGACGTTCCCCATGATTATATTTGAAAAGATTTCCTGGAAGAACTTTTTATCCACAGGTAATCATTTTACAGAAGTTATACTTAATCAAAATCCCACCACTTTAGTTGTAGGTCAAAATGGCGCCGGAAAATCTACTATTCTTGATGCATTAACTTTTGTTTTATATGGAAAGTCTTTTAGGAAAATTAATAAATCACAATTAGTTAATAGTTCTAATGAAAAGGATTGTTTCGTAAATATTGAATTTTCTATTACTGGAACTAATT